AAAGTTGCAGCCCTTGAGGCTGGTTGACAGTAACCCGCCCCGTGGCAACGCGGGGCTTTTTTTTTTATTTAAACAAATACTATTTAATTATGTCTAACACTTATACATGGAAAGTCGGTCAATGTGATCGCACTCTTGCTACCGGAATGATCACAACTCTGCATTACACAGTAAATGCTACTGATGCAGAGGGAACGTATTCCGTGGGTGCATACGGTTCCGTTGGTCTTGAGTCTGCTGAGGCTGAAACTATGGTGCCTTATGACAACGTAACTGAAGCACAATGCATTGCTTGGCTACAAGCTGCTATTGGTGGTGAAGAAAAGGTCACTGAAGTTTGTAATGCACTAGATAATCAGCTCGCTGAAAAGAAGACTCCAACAGTAGGAGCTGGTATTCCTTGGAATACTAATGAGGCTCAGGATGTTCAATAATGAGTATTAATTTTCCTGCAGATAGAACAGAAGCTGGTATTGCTGGTGGTGGAGCACTGATCATTAACGATCAATGGTATTCCACTTCTAACAGTACGCTGTACACTGTTGTTGCATTTGATGATGACAACGAAATTGTTTGGAAAGGTAATACTAATAGACGTACTGGTGATTCTACTCTTCAAGAAGTATTAAACGAAGGCAATACCGCTAATGATGCTGGTGATAATATTGATTTCTTTGAACTAACAAGAACCGGAAGTGGTCTACAAAAACTTACGAACGTACAACCTGGCAGCATCAATCTAAAAGATGAAACCACAAGTATTGGCCCACGGATTGTTTTTAATAGTTCAAACGATGGAAATTTTGAAGGTAGAATTAGTGTAAAAGATAACGAAAGGCTTACGCTAGAGACATCTAACAGTAACGGTGTTTGGGTAAAAGATAGGTACATTGATAACAACAATACTCAGCAGGAGCGAGTATTTAGAATTGAGCCTAACGAAGAAGAATTTGCTGTAGGTGTTTATAGCATTCTTGATCCAATCTTTGGTCTTGCTACCACTGAAACATGGAGTATTGGTGATGCAGCTTATGAAACAAATGAAGACCTAACTCCTTATACTGTAGCTCAAGCATATACAAGAGATAACTGGTCTACTGCTTTTAACAGAGCATTGCAGAATAACCCTATTGGCGGTCAGTCTGCTTTATCTAACGGACCTATTGAAACTGTTATTTTTCCTGCTGGTGAGTATTATTTACATGATCCTGTAATTAGAACTCATAAGGTAACACTTGTAGGTGAAGGTATGGGTGTTACTAAGTTTATAATGGAGGAACGTGTTGAAGATGTAGTTGGTCAAGGTAAAATTATTCTTTGGAGGATGCCTGCAACTCAAATTACATCTGACGGTTCAACAGCAGCAGGTCAATTCTGCCTTGCTAACAAAGGAAATGTTAGAGGAATTACCTTTTCAGGGCATCAATCAAAACTTTCATCTGAATCTGATCCAGATGATTATGATGATGGCTCTTCAAATGAAGACGATCAAACTAATGGTAATTATAGTACCGTCTTAGCCTTTAGAGCTTACGATAATAATGCGAATAGGTTTGATACTCAAGCTCACGCTGATACAGTTGAATTTGATGAATTTGGCAATGTCCAAGGAAAGCAAAATGATTCTGCTGACATGGATACTAAATTTATTGATTGTGGATTTAGCAGTAAGGGTAAGGGTGGTGAAAGAAACGGCATTTTGAAATATATTGGTAGAAATGCCTATATTAGTAATTGCACTTTTAATAGTAACTTTACTGGAATTGTACTTACTTTCCCTAACAGACCTGGCCATGATTTAGCTACTCATCGTCTAGGCAGTAACAACCCTTCTGATGTACAAATTTGCAATCTAAATGATAGTGTAAGCAATGAACAGCAAGGTGGTATTTATGGTTGGCGTAGGATTCAAATTCTAGGTTGTACTTTCCATATGAACAAGAAAGCTAATTGTATTAGAATGTTTGGTAAGTTCCAGTGTTCTGGTATGGTAATTGATGGTTGTCTATCTGATATTGGTGGTCAACTCCTTGAATTTAATAGCACTGGACCTACTGGAGGTAATGTTGATAACGGTAATGTTTACAACAATGGTGTTGGTGGTGGTCTGAAAAATTGCATTATAAGCAATAACTCATTTGGCAATCAAACTAGCAACGGTGCGTATATCACTTTTATAGACGGTAGATTTGATGGAAACATAATTACTGGTAATTCATTTTACGGTAATGACGATACTTTTAGGAACTCGGCATGTAATACTGCATTTGACTTAGATGGAACAACATTAAAACGTTGCGACCATGCAATTACCATTAGAATCCACGGTGTTCCTAGTGAAACTGGAGCACCGACATCAGTAGGAGGTGAAAACGACAATGGTAGAGATCCAGTTATTCGTGGTTTAGTAATTACAAACAATAACTTCTCTTATTTTACTGATCATGCAATTAATGTTTTGTCGGAAAATGTAAAAGGTTTAATTGTTTCTAATAACTATTTTTATAATATTGGGTGTCCTGAGCAAGATCTTACTGACGTTAATAACCCGACCATGACATTAGGTAAATCAGATGCTGTTGCTGTAAGAGTTGAACATAATACATCAGCAACAATTTCTAATAATGTGATGATTCAAGAAACTGCTGGATTGGCTAGTCCATTTGGTGAAAACTTCTTTAAAACTACTACATCTGCAGGAAATAATCCTCAAGGCAATACTAGCAATAATCCTAGGACTGAACAGATTGTTGTTAATAATGTTAGAACAGAATTAGAGTCAACTACTCTACCCGGCACTGTTTAAATATCATGTTAGAAACTGTTGTTCCTATTGCCGTAGCTATGGCTACTGGCTTCAGTGTGCTCATAACCCGTATCCACTCACGGGTTCATGAGTTAGATCGCCGTGTTGATGGCGTTGAACTTAGGGTTGCAGAAGACTATCTCACTAAACAGGAATTTTCTACAGTCCTTGAAAGAGTGGAAACCCATATGGTTCGTATTGAAAACAAACTAGACAAAATTATCTTCAAATGATTAATCTTATCCGTCCAATTATTTTTGCTTTTCTTACATCTGATTCCGTCAAGAATCTTGTAATTGATTTACTTACTGCTTATGCCAAACGTTCTGACAACAAAGTTGATGATTATGCAGTCAACTTGATTCGTCAGGAATTGTTTAGCGATGACTGAATATATTGAAGGGTGCTATAAGTTAAAACCAGGAATATATGGACATGTTGTAAGGAATGAATGCTCTCAAAATCCGAATAATAATTACGTAGAATATTGCGGCGTTCCAGGTGCAGCCTCAGGTGATTCTGCTCCATTTGTCTCCGAAATTATAGATGTTTCTGTAACTAAGGCTGTTAATGGTCCAGAAGTAGATGCATATGTAGTTACCTACAGGCATATGGATGGTTCAATAAAAACAACTGAAGGTACTAATAACTGGTTTTTAGCAGGCACGACTTTAAGTCTTTATACTGTCGATGGCAGTGAAGCCTGCGAAAAAGATACTTCCGATCCAACTCCTGCACCAAGTTGCACGCCGTTTGATCCCTCTCAATACCAATACGTTAGGTATGTAGGTAAAGGTTCAAGAACCGGAGGAGGTCCTCATCTTCATTGCGGTATTTCAGAACCATCAGAAGTATTCTATGGTAATTATATTGACAGTGAAGGAAATATCGAAACTCCTTGGACTGTATTAAATGAAGGCGGTTATCGGACTGTAGGTGGTTTATGGAATTACCAATTAGTTTATGGTGGTGGTTCTCCACGTTTATATGATGCCTCAGTTAATAAAACAAATGGTTATGATGAATGGGAATTTGGTGGGTTACGAGTAACTGAATGGACACCAGCCGTTAATTTCTATGATCATTTAGATCAAGATATTCCTGGTGGTCCACAAATTGGTACAGGTGATGGTGTTCCATGGAGGGCATATGTAACCGTAACTACTAATGGATTAAAAGGTGGTTATGGTAGTAGTACTGCTGCTATTGGTGATTTAGGTCCAGGTAGTAATCCCTTAAGCACGGGTAATTCTGGTAAACCTGATTTTTCAGTCAGAGATCTTTTATCACTACGTAATACCAATTGCGATAATTTAAATATTTATCCTGTATCAAATTATCCAATTACACTGACAATTGAAGGTCATTGGGAATTCTCTAATGATCAAGTAACTGTAGAAGCTACGTGGTCAGGTGTAAACGATTTAGGTCAGGACATTGATTATTTAGAATGCACTGGCTACGACCCTACTGTTTGTCCAAACCTCTTATATAACCCTACATGGCTTAGTAACCCGTGTCCACACCTTCCAGTACCTATTGGTGTTGAACTGTCCTGTCCAGAGCTTCCTGGACCGCCTGATGATAAAGATCCACCAATACCTAACTCATGAAAAAGAAAGCAACAGAAGACCAGTTTAACGAGCTGCATAATCTTGTCACTAAAGAGTTCCTTGCCCGTGTGAAATCGGGTGAGGCTTCTACACAAGATCTAAAAGCAGCTTGTGACTGGCTAAAGACTAACGATATTTCTGGAGTTGCAATGGAAGGAAGTCCGCTAGCTAAATTAGCAAGTATTATTCCCGACGTTGACCCAGAATTGGTTCAGCGGAGGCTGTATGGCAGCCGAACGTAACCATAAAAAAGAATATGCTGCTCGTAAGGAGTATCTAAAAGCATATCGTAAGCGAACACAAAGTAAGAATACTTCGCGTAAACGTGCTTCACGTAAGATGAAATGTGGAAAGGGTAAAGAAGTTGACCATAAGGACAACAACCCTAATAACAATAACCGTAATAATTTACGGTGCATCCCACGTAAGAAGAATCGCCAAAAAGGCGCACGTAAAACTAATGCGAAACGATGACTCCCTTGTTCCAACATCCTGACAATTACCTTTACAACTTAATAGCTATGACGTCACCAGAAGCCAAGCGCCTATGGAGGCGCGCTATTAAAGAATACTTTGACAACACATGCATTTATTGTGGAAACTCTTATGACACTACTGAACTTACTATTGATCATGTCCATCCTAAGTCT